TTCAAACCATGGCACAGATGCTTGTTGATCAGGTCAATCAGGAATTCGCGGCTGCTCCGGGCAGCTCCGATGGCACCTTGGTTGGCCGCAATGCGACCACTCCGGTCGGTTTCTATGGTCAGGTTCCGGTGGTTCAGCCTACTTGGTCTACTGGCGCCGGCACTGTTCAAACGCTCGCGACGGCTCTGGCGTCGATGGGCCTTATCAAACTGGTGGCGTAAATGGCCGACGATCCCAAAATCAGCGAAAAGGACAATGGCGAGCACGCTCGCTATCTTTCCGACCCCGACACCGGCCATGTTGAACTGATCCCTAAGGAAGATGTGGTGGATAAGGTCAAGGACGGCTGGAAAGAACCCGAAGTCCTCCGCGCCAATGGCTATGAGTACAACCGGGAAGAAGATCAGCTTCAGATTGATGCTGCCGGTGAATCTCTGAGCGCCCGTCGCAAGTGGCAGGCTGAGCAGGACGCCGAGAAGGAAAAGGAGCGCCAGAAGGTCGAAGATGAGGCCAAGAAGGCGCAGGAAAAGTCGGACGCTGACGCAGCTAAGGCTCAAGCCAAACCTGCTCCTGCTCCGGTGGCTCCGGTTGTTCCGGCCAATCCTCCGGCGGCAAGTTAACGCTAGGCAGTCGCTTCAAGGCGGGAACGGACGAAAGCCCGCGCCCGCCTTTTTCTTTAGCTGAGGGCCAGAGATGACCACCACGAATGACATCATTGCTTCGGCCCTACGCAAGATCGGACAGATCGACGGCGATGAGCCGGTCAAGCCTGCGCAGTTCAACACCGCCGTGTCGGCCCTCAACCGCATGTGCATGCGCTGGGAGGCTAAGACCATCAGCATTGGTTGGACGCCTGTGGCGCTGCCGGCTGATGAGGTTGGATGCGCCATTGAGGACGAGGATGCCGTTATCTATAACCTTGCCGTAGTATTGGCCGGGGAGTATGACGTGGATGTCTCGCCTACGGTGGTTGCCCTGGCTCAATCCACGCTCAACGAGCTAAAGAACAACGTGTTCAACGCCGAAAGCATGGAAATGTCTAACGACGCCCCTGCTTCTCAGGGTTCGCGTCGCTGGAACATGTATGTGGATGCCCCGACGCGAGGCCCGCGTTACTAATGGGCGCTCGGATGCAGCCTATCCCGTTCATCGCGGGATCGTATGACGACAAGAGCCAGCCCTTTTCGGGGCAGGTGAACGTCAATTACCTGTACGAACGCGCCGAGAACGGTCAGGAACGGTCACAGGACCGCCTACGTACGCCACCAGGGCACGTCAAGGTCGCCACCCTATCTAACGCAGGGGTAGAAGGTGCGGGCCGTGGCTTGCACGTGGTAAACGGCGCGCTCTATGCCGTCTCGGGCAACCAGCTGTATAGCGTCAACACGGATTACACCTACTCCGCACTGGGAACCATTAATGGCTCTCACCGGGTCAGCATGTCGCACAATCAGGTGGACGGTGGAAACCAGCTGACCATCGTCAATGGCCCGGAAGGCTGGGTGTATGACACCTCGCAATCGAGCTTTGCGCAGATCACTGATCCTGGCTTCACGGGTTCAAGCGCCACAGGCTTCATCGGCGGCTATACGGCCCAGCTAGATCCGCTTGGCCTGAACTGGTACGTCTCCGACATCGCCGATTCCAAGACGTACAATCCGGTGAACACGTTTCAGGCTGAGGCAGACCCTGACAAGATTCTGACGATTCTTGTTGATCACCTTCAGGTGTGGGCCTTTGGTGCGCAGACGGTGGAGCAGTTCGTGGCGACCGGAACTTTGCCCATCCTGTTCCAAAGCCAACAAGGCTCGGTCATGGAGATTGGCATCGGCGGCAAGAACACCGCCGTGGCCATCGACAACACCATCTATTTTCTAGGTTCGGACGGCATCGTCTATAACGTCGGCTCCGGCTATGTCCCCGTTCGCGTATCCAATTTCGGGGTTGAAGAGGACATTCGCAACTGCAACTGGTCGCAAGCCTATGCCTTCGCCTGGACCGATAACGGGCACAAGGTCTATTACCTGACCTTCCCCGATGGTCATACCTGGGGTCTCGATATCAGCCAGCGCGAATGGCACCGCCGCGAGTCCTACGGGATCGATTTCTGGCGGCTGGCTAATCTCGTCTACTGGAACAACGCTTGGTACGGCCAAGACTTCCAGAACGGCAATCTATACAAGCTCGACTGGAACGTTTTCACCGAAGATGGCCAGCCCATGGTCTCTAGCCGGGTTGGCGGACCCGTCAGCAATAGCCAGAACCGCGCCACCATGTCGGCTTTCGAGTTGTACATGGACCTTGGAACGGGTCAGTTTGTCCCGGACGGCTACGTCGAAATGCGCTATTCGGACGATGGTGGCCGCACGTGGTCGAATTGGAAGGAAGAGTCCATTGACGACATCCGAAACCGTGATTGTCGCTGCCGTTTCGTCCAGCTGGGGAGCTTCCGCAATCGCATGATAGAAGTGCGCACCTCTGGTAGCTGTAAGCGCGATATCATCGCCGCGTACGCTCAAATGAAGGGGTCGATATGACCGCGCCCATTCGCATGCTGCCGCACCGCTATGACGTGTCCGAAGCCGTGGCGCAGATTCAGGCGCAGCCGGACGTATGGAATCGCCATACGCAGCGGACCTATGACGGAGACCATAAGGGCGTATCGGATATCTGGGTGCGTTTCCGTGACTTTTCCGAGTTCGACGGGTCGCCAGACTTCTTCATGACCGAGCATCAATCGGTTTGGTATCCGGTGGCGTATCAGCTGCCGGCCGTGATTGATCTTGTGAGCCAGCTTTTCCGCAACGTTGACGCTGAAAAGCTAGGTGGCGTGCTGATCACCAAGATTCCTCCCGGTGGCGAAGTGAAACCGCATACGGATGGAGGGTGGCATGCGTCGTACTACACGAAGTACGCGATTCAGTTGATGGGCGATCAAAAGCAATTATTCGGGTTTGATGATTGCGAACTCAGAGCAAATGATGGTGATTCATATACATTTGATAATTCCAAGACGCATTTTGTCAAAAATTTATCAACACGTGATAGGATCACCTTAATAATTTGCGTAAGGAAATCCGATGAAGCGCCCGACAATTCAGAGACTTTTTGAGCTTTTTCTCGTTCCAGACAATGGACAGCTTTTTAGAAAGCCAGAAAGAAGTAGCGAAATGGAAATTCGGCAGGCTGTCGGAACGAATGGGTCTGATGGATATATCTCAACGTCTATCGACGGATGGAATGTAAGGGTTCATGTGATCGTGTTTGCCATGACAAGAGGCAGCTGGCCTGAAGGCGAGATTGATCACATCAATGGAAACAAAAGGGATAATCGGCCAGATAACTTGCGGGACTGCAAGCGGTTTCAAAACATGCACAATAGGCCAAAGCAAAGGAATAGCCGTAGCGGAATTAGAGGCGTCCATTGGAGTACTCAGAGGCGCAAGTGGTTAGCTCAAATTATGGTCAATCGGAAGGTTCACTATCTCGGACTTTTCGATGATCCTCAGGAGGCGGGAAAAGCGTATCGCGAAGCCTCTATAAGATTGCTTGGGGAGTTTTCGCACGATGCTAGCGCCTGACGAAACCATGACCTTCGACATGTATTTCGCCTCGCTTACATCGATGCAAATGCATCCTGGCGCAGGCACGAAAGACCATCAGAAACTCTCGCTTCAGGAGTGCGCCGATATGGCTATGGAAATGATCGCGATTCGTCGCGCAGTGATCGATGACGGGAGGGCTTCCTGATGCCCTGGGCTGCCGGTGCGGCACTCGTAGGTGCTGCCATTTCATACGAAGGTCAAAAAAGCGCTTCTAACGCTCAATCGAATGCTGCCAAGAATTCCTTGCAGCTCCAGCAGCAGGAGCATGATCAGACCGTCCAGAACCTTGCGCCGTATAACTCGGCTGGCCAAGGCGCGCTCAATGCGCTCAGCGCTGCCAACAACGGCGACTACTCGGGTTTCTACAACTCGCCCGGCTATCAGTTTGCCAAGCAGCAAGGCATCGATGCACTTGACGCCAGCGCAGCCGCAAGGGGCAACCTTTACTCCGGCGGATATGGCGAGAATCTGGCGAACTATGCAAGCGGTCTTGCATCGCAGCAATACAACACGTGGTACGGACAGCAGATGGGCCTTGCGTCGCTTGGGCAGAATGCTGCCGCAGGCGTGGGGAATGCTAATTCCAGCTATGCCAATGCCGGGACAAACATCAACACCAATGCGGGCAACAATGCCGCGTCTGGCGCGCTCGGTCAGGCGAGCATTTGGAACAACGCCCTAAACCAGTTCGGGTCGGCCTATGGTCAATATGCCAGCCAGCCGGGAACGGTTGGCGGAACTGCGACGCCCTATTCGTCCAGCAACCTTGGCCTTGGCGATTCCAGCTACCTCAATACGCCTAGCTACTTGAACGGCAACAATTACAATACTGGCACGTTCAATCAGTCGCTTTACGGCGGCTTGGGAGCCTAACCGATGGCAACGAGTATCCCGTTTACCTTTGCCACTCCGGTAACGTCCTATCAGCAGGGCATGCAGGCTGGCGACCAGCTGCAACAGAACGCGCTATCGCTGGCTCAGCAGCGCCAGGACGTGGCGGATAACAACGCCCTACGCACCGCCCTATCGGCTGGCATTGGCGCATCGCCGGATGCTCA